CACGCTTCTTGGAGAAGCTCAGCCAGTGGAAAGAAGCTAGGTTCCAACCAGTTGCTGTCGATGTGGAGCATCTTAGCCGGTTCAAACGGGCTTTGAAGCAAAACATTGAAAAGGGATGGGACCGCCAGCGTGCCCCTTTTATTCCAAACGGAAATGCTACCCGGCGTTACCGGAGGAAGGAGGGTGGTAATTGGAACGTGGAAGAATTTAGCGGCGAATGCCGATACGAGCTAGTGTTTTCATCGGGCAAACCCAGGGTTGTTACCTTATACTCTGCCGAGAATACACGAAGACTCGCTCCGCTCCATTATTCGTTGTACGACATGTTGAAAAGGCGAGGGTGGCTGTTGGTAGGTGAACCGACCGACCAGCACGTTCAACGCCTCACAGGCGCTGCCTTTTTAAGTTTTGACTATACTTCCGCGACTGACAATATCAAGCGGGAGTACATTAAGGTAGCAGTTGAGGTACTTGAGGAACAGGCGGACCATCTTTCCGAAGAAGAGATCCAGGCACTACTGGTGCTATCGAATCTAGTGATTGATGGCAGGGAGACATATTCGGGCCAGCACATGGGGTCTGTTATGTCTTTTCCACTGCTTTGCGTGATCAACAAGACCGTAGTTGACATGGCATTGGCCGCAATGTTAGACAGGAAGGAGATTAGTTTTAAAGAGTGGACGAGTCATCCCCTTTTGGTTAATGGGGATGACTTGTTAACCCGCGAAGTACGGGGCAACACAGATCTCCGAGGTGAAGTAGTCAGGCAAGGAAGTCAGGTCGGACTCGTCGTGAATGAAGAGAAGACCATGGTCTCTGAAAGCGATGGAGAGATAAACTCCACCTACTTCCGAGATGGCTACAAACAGCGTAAGTTTAACGCGTCGTCACTGTGGATGGACGCTGGTGTCGAAGACGTGCTGGGTTTCGCAGCCCAGGCCACACCTGATGGAAGGACGTTTCGAAAGGTGGTCAGACGAAATTTGCGAACTCTTGCCAAACAGCAAGATAAGCATCTTCGAGAGATTCCACTGTCCTTGGTGGCGGTTTGCCGTAAAGACAAGAAAATTAGAGCCGCCATCACCAGCTTGCCCGATCGTGTTTTACCGACCAAACAGGGAGTTATTAGTATGGATCTTCGTCCAGAAAATTATTCCCTTAGTAGGGATGAGGAACACAACGCAATGCTAGAAGAGATAGAAAGGGTAAGGGAGCGGGGTATTGCGAGGGGGTCCGAAAGGAAACCCAAGCATAAACCCGGCGTTATACCTGCCGCTCGATCCTTCAATGCTGTCCGAAAACAGACGAATAAGGTCGCCCCGGATGTAATCCCGGCCTGTTATACACGCTGTTTCATCAACAAGTTAAAGGAAGAGGGTGTTTCGAGAGAGGTGGCTCCTCTCGAGATGTCGTTGCCTCCGGGCGATGGCAGTCAGATCAACCGACTGATTGACAACATCCGCGCGTTTAAACTTACGCGGAATAGCAGTGCATTCCCAGGGACAATTGACGTTACGGCGGATATTGTGAGTTTGTGCTGCTAGCGAG